AAAGCACGTTGTTGTTTCTTGTTTTCAACCTCCTGTTTTATCAGCATACCTTTAGTTATGTCTTCAAACACCTTCAGTATAGGATTAAACTTACCCGGTTGAGTTGCCTGTTCTGAAGTTGCCATTGACATAGAGACAGCAGAAGCAGGGTCTGCTGCAAGGTCAATATCCTGGAAGGATTTCCCCTTTGCTGCTAACAGGGCATTTCTTATCTTCATTGCTTCTCCTTCTGACCCTAATGCAACATCCACCTGACCTTTTGCAAACATCTTCTTTGCAAGTGCTTTCCTATTAACCTCACTTGAGCTTCCTCCCCTGGAATACTTACCCCCTCCAAGTCCCTGGCGAGAGAGTGCAACCGTTAAGTCACCAAGGGCACGACTCCTTTGATCTTTAATGCCTGTGATTGGTGCATCCATCGCAAATTTAGAATAGCTTCTCCTGACCGGATCACCATAGGCAAATGCTTCAAGCTCTGCATCAGTTGCATCTTCACCAAGACCAAATTTAGCATATAATTCTTCAACTGCTGCTTTTGCATCTATTTTTGCCTGCCTGACCTTGGATTGATATGCAGCTTCGGCAGAAGCACCTCCGTCTCCACCGTCATCTCCACCGCCCATACCGAACCTCATCCATTTGCCACCCTCCTGTCTCTTCAATTCTTCTGAAAACCAACTCATAATTACTCCTTATCCTGCTTCGTTTAATTCATAGTGTACCGCACAGTTACCTAGTGTTGCGGCTCCTGCCCTTGAATTTACCATCCTCAGAGCAATATGTGTGGAAGCTGAAGATAGACTAATTCTCCCCATGCCATAAGTCGGCTTATTTATTGTTGCTGCCGTTTCATATTGAGTAATATCTGTTGGATCAGTACCCACCGAAATTACCCAATCACTACTACAGACTGCATCCAAACCTGTCCACATTTTCGATGTTGCAGGTTTTCCGGCATCAAGAAAAGGAAGCTGTACTGTGACAACTGAAGAGTCATATTCATTGTTTTTTTCTCCACCAAGTGAGTAAATCTTATCTCCTGCCCTGCACAATAACTCAGTTCCATCAAAGGCCCAATTTGTAATTGGCTCTGTATCATCATTGTCATCTACGAAACCATGCTCATAAATTGACCATGCAGAGATTTTTGATGAAGGGAAATAACTAAAAACATAAATCTTATCTCCAATTGCCAGCAAGTACCTACCGTCCCTTGGATCAACAATCCCTGCTGCGGCTCTTGCCGTTTGAACATCATCGGCTATTGCATCAATAATAATACTGTCAATTGGATTACCTATATCGCCAATAAATGCACTATTTGAGCTGTCTCTTGCCTTCAGGGAACGGATACCTGATCTTGACAGGTAGAACACATCCGAGTCTCCAATTTCAACCACGCTGTTTCCAGCAATTGTTCCAGTATTATTCAATATCTGCGATCTTGAATATCCATCAGGGTCTTCATCAACATTCCAGATTTGTATTACATCATTACCAAACACTGCAAGGTTGTCAAAATAGGGAGCAATTGCCACCAGTTCCTCTGCACCTCTTGAGTGGTTGGATAAAACCCTGAAACTGGATTTATCTGTTCCAGTCCCTGTTGCTTCCCACCAAGTAGGATCACCAATGTCACTTGTATGCCACCTGTCATCACTCAATGAATGCATCTGGTTATCAAATGCCCGGACAAAACCCCCCGGTAAATTAGACAATGGGCTGGATGACATGTTAAGTCCTCCTGCAGTTGCTGCGGCTCCTGTCCAATTCAAATCACCTGTTTTGGGTGCTAAAACCGTTTTTATGTTTAATGCTGTTCCTGTATCCCTGGCAATAATATTAACTTGTGCCCCAACGGATGTTGCCTCCCATTCTGGATCAGTAAACGTGGAATTAATCTCATCCTTGACCTTTGATGCAGTGTAAGTATTCGAAGTCTCCCAGAGTATAGGATTTTCAATGATTGACACTCCATCTACAGTAATATCTGTAATTGCATTGTCAATACCTCCTGTAATCTGATACATGCCGAACCCGGCAGTAATTACAAAATCTCCTTCCATCTCTGGAGTTAATACAAATCCATTTGGGCCTGTCCCTCTTGTAGCTGCGGTAATTGTTACAACATTGGTACTGGCAGAGGCAGTATAATTAGGAATACTTGTATAAGCAGTAATTGCACTTGCAAGAGCAGTTGCAGTACCGTTATTTGATCCTGTATGTGCAAGTGAGGCTCCAAGAATATCCACATTATTCACACGTAAAGTACGCAAATTGTTACCAGGAAGGTTAGTACCTCCACTTACAGTAACAGTTCCAGTTGCAGCCGTACCTGTTAAGGAAGTTGCACCTCCTGCTGTTATAGTAATACTAGACCGTGCCCTGCCTTCCAGCCAATCGTCAATCCGGTTTCTGGGAGTCATTGTTGTATCCGGGTCTACATATCCATCCCAGTAATGATAAATTCTACCATCATCAAACTGGGCTGATGCATACACCCTGCCTTCAAAAAAATCATGTCCAAGAATGGCTGTCATAAGCTGAGTGTAAGGCGAGAGGGCATGCGTGAACCTGATATAATTAAGGTTCACAGGCAATGTTGAAGCCAGGGTAATATCGTTGCTTCCAAAAACAAACACTCGTCCTCCTCCTGCGGCTAATCCGTGTGTATTTGCAGGCAAAGTTGCCCACAGTTTAAATGCCCTTCTTTTCTCAATTTCTCCACCTCTGGTGATATGTGCATTCGTTAATGTAACGGCAGTTCCAGGGACTGAAGTTACAACAGTACGTCTGGTATCAATCCCACCTTTAAAATCCTCGACCAATACATAAGGCATTATGGAACCCTCGCAATCAGGTATGGCCCTCTTGATCTGTAATTATCAGGTTCTTCATCTCCAAAAACTATCGGCTCACCTTTGGACAACCTGCCTTTTATTCTCATATAATGCTGATTTGCCTGTGCAAGTTTCATTTGTGCATCAGGGCTTTTTTGTCGTGCCAGCAACTCTCCTGCAGCAAACAGTACAATTAGCTGATCATCAAGGTCTGCAGTATCTGTTTTTGCAGCAAGGGGGTTCAGGTCTTTTACACCTTTAAAGCTGACTACTCCTTCTTTAGTTGTTGCATCACCATTGTTTGCAGGAATAGGCCAGACCTCAATTTGTGATAAATTTACGTCATCGTATGCCTTGTAGCGCATAATGGGCCATGATCTTGTACCCTTGTCAGAATCATACTGATTATAATGGGATGGATCAATCCCATACTTCACCCTCACCCATGCACCACCGTATTTAAAGCTGGCAACCTCTATTCTTTCCAGGGTTATGCCACTGGGAACATTGTAATATCTATCCCCTGCCTGCATAACAATATCCTTTCTTGTCTGCAGGAAAGGCCATGAAAAATCTTCCCATAGCCTTCTCTGCACACGATTAAGCAGCTTCAGCATCATCTCTTCTGTTGCCTGACCTAAGCTGGCAGATAACGAGTGACCTGCCTCAGCCCTTAGATCATCCAGCAGTACCTGAAGTGTTGTATTTCGTGCCATAATTGCCTATACAGATTCTGTTTCCGGTTCTGTTTCTGTTTCTGTTTCTGTTTTCTTTTTACCTTTAGGGAATGTCCCTATCGGCTCACCTACTGCCATAAGTGAAGGATTAATCTTTAATTTTTTAATCTCCATTGGCAAGTCACCATAGGCATTAAAGAGTTTTGCTACCTTATCTGCACCATATATTTTACCCAGACGTTCCCTTTCTGAATCTGAATCATATTTTTCTTTTGCAGTTAAGGTAATATTTGTTATTGCAGAATCACTGTGAATACTTCTCAATATAGCCAATTCCGGGACAGAAACACCTTCCTTCATAACGACATGCCTTATATCCCCAGCCAGAGCCACATTAACCCGGTACATATTCTCCATAACTATTTCTCCTTTGAATGAAACGGCAACCCACCTTAATGGGTTGCCAGATTTAAGTCAGGGTCTACTGAATTTCGTAAACACCGTGACAGTTGAGTTGGGTAGCGCACATCACACAGGTTGTCGTAATCGCACGATAGATAACATAACTATCGTGAGGACGAGCTGGTGAGTGTCTAGCCATCTTTTCCCCTTCCATATAATGCATATATAATTTCGTTGGATCAATTATATAGCATCGTTTGTTACCGTCTTTTCCGGTCAGGTTGATGTCATCAAGTTCAGGATCATACTGGAATTTAAGTCCTCCATAATGAATCTCGCCCATTGAAATGTCGGTAGATTTACCTCCACCAGACCAACCTGTTTGGGTATAATTACCCTTGTTTTTCAGCTCAGTTCCGAGCCGATCCAGAAAAGCACTTCCGCATACTGCTATGGTTGGTCTTCCACCATATCTGCGAAGCTGCCGCATTTCCGTATGCAGAAGGTCAGTCAATTCCTGACCGCCGGAAGTTGTTGCAATTGAAACATTTGCACGGTGTCTCCACCAAGTATTTGCGGAGGTGCTTAATCCACCTACGGTTACTCCTGATGCTCCTGCTACATCAGGTAGAAACGACCTGATGCCGTCAAAAGCATCTGCATCTGCAGTTCCATCTCCATAAAGGAAAGTATTCATTCCCCGGCTATACCCTTCCATCATATCATCGAGCTTATCTTCGAGAATATTTGCGAGCATGGTGGCCTCACGACCTCCATGAGAAGAAGTATTTTCTCCGGTTGTACTATCCGTTACAGAAATACCATCATGCTTCAATTCAGTCAATGTTATACTGATTCCAGCATGATGTTCTTTCCACGTGTAAGTAACACGTTCTATGTTTGTGGGCGTTTGATACGTCACAGTATCGGTGGCTAAATAGCCCTCAACTGTAGTTGTATAGTTGCCCTTTATAGCCAAACTGACATCTCCTCGGCCACCTGGAAAAGTTTTTGAGTTCTTTTCTATTGCGGCTAAGAGAGGTTTGTCTTGCAAACTCTGTGCATACACGGTTCCCCTGCTTATATAAAAGTCAAGGGCCGCATTTGTCACATTGTTGAGTTCGGCTGTTGTTAATACTGCCATTTTAATAGCTCCTTAATTATGGTGATACTCATGCAGCAGATTCTGAAAGTGTCCTGGAAATTACATCCTCCAGGCTTTTAGGCTCTGCTTGCGGAGAACCACCGAGTTTTCCACCTGTTGATGTGCGAATAGGCTGGCGAGAAGGAATGCGAGCCTTGTAACGACCATTAACAGTATCATAAGCATCATTTGCGATGCCTAATACCTGTTCAGAAGTTACTGGCC